GTGGAGGACCGCTGAAATGGTCGGCCTCCGACCAAAATCCGAACCTCGAAACGGTAACGGCCCGTCACTCGTCCAAGGGCAGTCGCAGTTGGCGGTCCTGCGCTGCGCTGCGCCGCGTCTGCCGCCTTCTCGAGACGGCTTTCGCTGCCGGCTTCTTCTTCCGATGCCAGCTATGGATCTTGCGGCGCTTCTTGGGGGCGCCACCGGGGAGCGATTGGAGAAATGCGTAGAGCGCCTGGCGCTCGGCCGCTGGGATCACGCCGCGGCTGGCGCGGTAGATGGCGAGCGCGATCTTTCGACGATCGTCAGTCATCCCAGCCGAACATGCGGTGGATCTCGTCGACATCGATCGAGCCGGTGTCTTCCATCTGTCGCCGGCCGCGGCGGACCAGCCCGTGCCAGTATCGCCAGAAGCGCGTTCGCAGCGCGTCATCCCATCCATGCTTCTTCGCGATGCGGAAGAACCGGAGATAGGCGCGCCGCTCGCGGCTATGGGGCGGACAGACCAGGCGCCAGTGAAAGCCGCATAGCCAGTAATGCCCGGCGTCCAGGCGGCCGTCGGCGGCAGTAGATCTCGAGCAGCCTTCGATTGCGCAGGGATTGCGGTCGGCGTGCTTCTCGCACCGCCATGTCCACGGGCGAATTTCGTCGTCAGCTTCGCCGATCGCCGGTTCGCCGCAAACGAGGCATTGCGCGACCAGACGTTCGCCAACGAGCGTGTTTTCGCTATGCACGATCGCCATCCAGCACGAACCGCGCGAGCGTCTTGATCCGGCTGTCATCGTTGACCCGTGCTCGAGGCGCCTGGCCGGGATCGAGGATCCCGCGCGACTGATCGGCCTTCACGCCCAGCATCGACATCAGGACCGGATCGCTGCCGCCGTTGACGTGGAGATAGTGCCCGGTGACTTGGTGAAGCTGGCCGGGCCGGCGGACGCGGCCGAGAAGCTGGTAATGCACCTGGGGGGACCAATCGAGTTCGCCGAAGACGACGTCCTGGCAAACGTGCTGAAGCCCATCGAGACCGGCACCTGATCGAAGGGAGATCATCAGCACGTCGCTGTCGCCTTCGCAGAACCGCTCGACGTTGCGTGCCTTGCCCGCCTGGCTTTCGCTGCCGGTGTAGAGCACGGGATTGTGCTTCTGGAGCGCGTAGCGCCACAGATCGTAGACGTCGCGGTGCCAGCCAGCGAGCACCACCTTCTTGCGCTCGCGCAGGAGCATGTTGACGTAGGCGGCGACCGGCTTCGCTTTCGCGACGCCCGTCAGATGGCGCATCCGGACGTCCAGTTCGCGGCTGGCCTGGCCCGCATCCTCGAATTTGCCCGTGAGCACGGTTTCGGCGAGCGACTTCAGGATCTCTTCTTCTTTCTGAAGCGCGATCCGGTCGTAATCGAGTTCGAATTCCACGATGTTCGGCGGCGGCATGGACTTGTCGACGACTTCGTCATCCTCGCGCCGGCGCAAACGATAGCCCGTGCTGTCGAGAAAGCTGCCGAGCGCGTCTGGATCGTTGACGATCGCGTGCCCGCTTCCGTCACCATGGCACCACTCACGAATGAATTCTTCGCGATCGCCGAGCACATGGGGAGCGATGTAGCGCATGACCGTGTGCATCTCGTCGCCGTAATTGTAGACAGGCGTCGCTGTCAGGCCGAGCAGGACGCCCCTGGCATTGGTGTCGACAGCTTCGGTGAGGACGAGCGCAGCATTGCCCTTCTGTGTCCCCTTCGCGTCCCACTCGGTCTTCTTCGGCCCATGCCGGAGTTCCTGTATCTCGTCGAAGGCCGCGGACTTGAACATGCCGGACGCGAGCACTTCCAGCCAGCCGTGGAGCATGTTGTAGCTGAAGATGTAGAGGTCGGCGACAGGGAGGGGGTAGGGCTTGCTCTGCTTGATTTCGTGGACGCGGAACGTCGTGAATTCGCGCGCCTTCTTCCCCCATTGCCGGACCAGGTGCGATTGAACGACGATCGCCATCGGGAGCGCAGCGCCTCGAGCCGCGACCGTGAACGTCGTTATCGTCTTCCCCAGCCCGACATCGTCGCACAGCAGCAGCGCATTATTGCGCACCGCCAGCGTGGCGGCCTGTTCCTGATAGAGATAGGGCACCTTGCCCGGCCGGAAGACCGCCGGCGTATCGCCCGGCTCCCAATCGAGTTGCAGGATCTCGTCTCTTTCGGCCGCGCGGGCCGCCATCCGTGCCGCACCCTCGGCCAGCATCTCGCGTTCGACCGCGCGGACGTCCAGCGGGTAGCGCAGCATGAACCAATCGAGATCTGCGCGCGTGTCGTCGTTGTCCGTCAGGATGTGCGTGGTGCGCTTTGTGTGAACCTTGGGGAACAGGCGCTTGAAAGCGATCGCGACGTGCGGGGCGAGGTTGGAAACCCCCCACACCGCGCCACCTTCGAATTTGCCGTAGCGCAGCTTGCCGAATGTTCTCACAGGCCGGTCAACCCCAGCTTCACGACGAAGACTGGCTTGTCGTTGATGCGCGCCGGGAGGGATGTCGCCCCCGCGGTGACGAGAATGAGACCGTCGACGACGTCGTGCATCGCGTATCGCTCCATCTGGCGATAGATGGCGCGCTTCTGCGCCTTGATCTTCAGTTCGACAGCGGTGCCGCCGACGAGGAAATCCACGCGGTCGGCCGGGCCAAGGATCTTCTCACGCTCGAATTCGATACCCGCATCCTCGAGATGCGCTTCGACATCGTCGCCGAGAAGCCTTTCGTGCCCCAGCCGATAGCGATGATATTGGAGATACCGGGCCAGATCGCGCGCCTTCATAGCAGCGGCCTCACGACGGCATTGTCGTCCAACGGTTGCGGGTCGGCGCTGACATCTTCGCCAGCCGCGCGCCGACAATCGACGCAATAGGTCGGATCGCCGGCCCAGCTATCCAGTTCGAAGCACGGCGGATCGCCGTATTCTGCGCAGCTATCGCGGCATTCCTCGCGAAGCCGCTTTTCGTGCGGTGTCATAGAAGCCTTCCCTGGTTGGATGAAGGTGAGTTGCTTGGCGCCGGGGATTCCCTGGAGATGGAGCGGGAGTGCGTCGCCGGCGCGGCAGGCTGCGCATCGGCATTCGACGAGATGGCTTCCCGGTAGTGTTTCTGACACAGCCACGGCCCTTTCCCGCCCGTCCGGCTGAAGCACGGGTGCCTGGCTTCGCAGCCGGGCGCATCGCACTTGTCCGGTTTCCAGTTCGGCGCTTCGGATTTCGGCGACGGTGGCGTCCACCTTTTCCGCATCAATGCGCCCCATGCGCCGCGCCGCGCGTCAGCGTGTCGACAAGTTCGGCGACCTGATCCGCCGTTCGGACGTCGACGGTGAGGGCATCGGTGATCTCGATGTCGTATTCGTCTTCGACAGCCATGACGAATTCGAGCCTGTCCAGGCTATCCAGCTTGCCGTCGCCCCAGCCCGCGCCATGCGTCGCGAAGATCTCTTCGCCGGCCGCTGCTGCAAAGGCGACGTCATCGCCATGCGCTTCGCGCAGCATTTCGATCAGCTTCTCTTTGATTTCATCCATAGTTCCGCTCCCTCAATGTCGTAGGAAAGTGATGCTGTGATCGGATGTCCAGCACAAGCCGCAGCGCGCGCAATCGTGGTCAACCTTGCGCTCCGCAGGACAGATTATGAAATTCGCGTCTTCCGCACTGTCGACGACTTCGGAGCATAGCTGGGGGTAGGGGCGTCCGGAGAAGCGCAGCATCGCGCGGGCGTCGAATTCCTGCATCATCTCTAGCACGGCGGTCCCGATCGGATCGGCTGGCGCGCGCGCCGTGAAGCCGAAGAGATGAAGCATGTCGAATTCGCGCAGCATGCGCTTCCAGAAGTCGACGTAAGCGATCGAGTAGAAGTCGCCCAGGACGTGCAGCCGGATCGCGAAGCCCTTCGGATAAAGCGTCGCCCTGTGCGCGATCTCGGCGTGCAACCGCGTCTCGAGATAGCCATCATCGAACAGGCGCTCGACAGTCATGTGGCCGAGATTGTTGCCATAGCAGGTGCGCCATTCCAGGCATGTCCGCGGGCAAGTCGCGCGTTCCTCCAGCGTCAGCGTGAACAGCGGAAAGCCCTTCCATGCGCCCTTCATGGCCGGAGAACCGATCTTCGCGCTCCACTTTGCGTCCTTCAGCATGCGCTTCGCTCGCGCGGCCGGGGTGACGGTCTTTCCGTGGATAGTGCGGCCGGTCTCGATCGCCGGATGCCACGGCTCGAGATCCACCCGCGCCCCATCCGGCTTTCCAAGAGCGGTGCCGGGCTTTCGGCCATGGCGCGACTGTCGCGCGGCGAGGCCCAGCTTCCTCGCGCGCTGGTAGACCGCTCCGCGGCTGGTCTCGAGTTTGTCGGCTATGACGCCGACATTCTCATTCGCCGCCCACATTTCGCGCAGCCGCGCCAGCCGGTCATCGTCCCAAGGTTTGCGCTTATGCGCCATCGGCGTCGGCAACCTCTTCGACGATGTTCATCACGGCCACATCATCGGCGCTGTCTTCGTCAGTCTCGGCCGGATCGGTCCACACGAGATGCCGAGCGATCCAGTTCTTGTCGACAGGCGCGGCGACGAGGCCGCCGCCCTGTCCCTGGCCGAAGAGCACGCCGATCCCCGCGGTGACGCCCTCGACGCCTCGAAAGCGGAAGCCGGGCTGTCCTTCGTCCGCCTGCGCGTCGGCAGCGACGCATAGTTTCACGCCTTCGATGTCGCACAGCGCCCGGTGTCCAAGCGCGCTCGCGCGACAAAGGCGCTGGATCGTCAGCGCGAAATCCTTCTTCGACGCGTCTAGCGCGAGCGGCGCGATCGCCTTTTTGGCCGGATCGATGCGCCAGATGCGATATGCTTTCTTTCCCATGGGATCTCCTTCAGGTGAAATTGTCGCGAAGCGCCTGTATCAGCAGCGCCCGCGCGGTTTGTGGGTCCGATTCCGTTGCGAATGGAAGCCGGAGCGCCAATCGCCGGAGATTGCCGACATATTCCGTCAGCCCGGCCTTCTCGATCGCCTCGAGCGCGATGTCGCGCGTCAAAGGCTCGTTGTTCATGGCCGTCAGCCAGGACGCGTCGTAAAGCACGTCTACGATACGCTGGTGCTGTTCGGCTCGCCATGCCAGCTTGGCGATGTTCTCGCCCTGCCCTTCGATCACCGCCGGCATGTCGATCACGCCGAGGATCAATGCGCCTTCAACCGCCATCGCGACGTTTCTGGCCGGGCCACGCTCGCTATGGCGGCCGCTCGTCGCCCGGCTTCGCTCCCCGTTCGTGCGATAGAGCGTGCGCAGCGCTTCCCGGTAGGATTCGCGCACGTCGACGTTCCGGATCCCCGCAACCACCTTCTTGATTTCCGCAGCCATCGCTGCGCGCTGATCGGGATTGCGCTGATCGTAGCGCTCCAACAGATCGCGCCAGATGACGTCGACGAGCGGCGCCGCCCCTTCGACCATCGCATTGACCGCCTCGAGTCCGTCCTGTCGCGCCATATCGTCAGGATCCTTGCCTTCCGGCAGTTTGGCGAAGCGCAGACCCTTTCCCGGCTCCATGATCGGGAGGGCACGGTAGGCGGCACGGGCCATCGCCTTCCGGCCCGCATTATCGCCGTCGAAGCACACCGTCGGCGTGTCGACCAGCTTCCACGCGAGGAATAGCTGATGCTCCGTCAGCGCGGTCCCGTTCGGTGCCACCGCGACATCGAAGCCGACGCTGTCCAGGCCGATGACGTCCATGTAGCCTTCGACGATCAGCAGGCGGCCCTTGGCGCGCGCGGCTGGCGCGACGCGGTGAAGGTTGAACAGCGTGCGGCCCTTGTCGAAGACGGGGGTATCGGGAGAGTTCAGATATTTCGGCTCTCCGGCGCCGACGATTCGCCCGCCGAAGCCGATGGTGTTGCCGCGCGCGTCATGGATGGGGATCATGATGCGCCGGCGAAAGAAATCGTAGGCGCGCCCGCTGTCGGGGTTGCGTTTGACGAGGCCCAGCCGCTCCAGTTCGGCCGCATCCACATCCTTCAGCGTCTCGACCAAGGGCGCCGGCTGGCCGGGCCGGGAGTTCGGTGCGAAGCCAATCTGGAATTTGTCGATAGCGGCCCCGTCAATGCCGCGGTCGACGAGGTATTTCACGGCGGCCGAAGCATCGAGGTCGCCGGGGCCAGCGTCCAGCCGTCCAACGAAGAACCTTTGCGCTCGGGCATTGATGTCGACGTAGCTGTCACGCCTCTTCGCGCGCTGCGCAGCTTGCGGATCCGGCGCGGGCATCTCCAGACCGGCTTGCTCGGCCAGTTCCTTCACCGCATCGATGAATTGCATGCCGTCATGGTCGACCATCCAGCCGATCGCGTCACCGTGCGCCTGGCATCCGAAGCAATGGTAGAACGCCTTCTCGTCGTTGACGTAGAAGCTGGGCGTCTTCTCGTTGTGGAACGGGCAAGGCGCCTTCCACTCGCGCCCCGCCTTCTTGAGCGGCACGCCTGATCGGCTGATAAGCGAAGACAGCGTCGTCCTGGCGCGGATCTCGTCGAGGAAGCCGGTAGGGATTGTCATGCGGCTCGAGCCTCACGATCGGCAAGCTGATCCAGCACGCGACCGCCTGCCGGGCAGGTGCAGACATCCGATTCGGCGCCGCCCCGCGGTAGAAGGCCGCTATCATCGCAACGCTTGCACGCGGCATCGTCGACGGGCGCCTTAGCCATGGGTCTGCCCCGCCTTCCAATGCCTCTCGCGGTAGCATTCGCGGCAGGACTTCGGATCGCAATGCTGGACGCCATCACCATGCGGATATTGGTGGACGCGGACGTCGACATAGTCGCCGATCTGGTAGCTGTAGCGCCGGATCGTGGTGACGGGGACCGGGGAGATGTAGAGGTCGGTCATATTTCGCCTTTCGCGCGCCGGTAGCAGTTCGCGCAGATGAAGCCCTTGCGACGGCCGAGCGAAGGAATGATCCATCGGTGCCAGCCTTGTTCGCGCACGACGCGTTCGACGGCGCGGCTGGCGTCCGACATCACACCGACGCTGTCGATCGCCAAACTACGCCCACGCGTCGACGCGCACGGCGCCTTCGCGTCTCGAGCGCGCGGCTCTTCCGCATGATCGCAGGTGATTTCGATCCGGATCATCGCTCGCTCCAGATCTTCCGGAGTTCACGCATGAATTCCGGCCCGATGTCGGAGAGCATGACGCCGACGAGAATGATGATCGTAACGATGATCTTGATCGGCTGGGCGACGATCAGAAGCCCGGTCCAGCCGAGCCTTTTGAGGGTAAGCATGTTTCGCTCCTAGCGCTTGCGGCCGCCGTAATAGCGGCGCGTTCTGTATCGATTGACTGTCTCCAGCCAGACCCATGTTCCATTGTCGAGGCGACGAGGCCACCATGCGAAGAAGGTGCCCGCGCCTTTCTTGCGCTTGAAAAGCTGGCGCAGACGAGCGGGCATGTGAGGCGTCGGAACCGCATCAGACCGGACCTTCCGGAAAGCTGTCGTGTGTCCGCCCGGCGAGCAGCCGGCCAGCCTTCGCCTTGCCGACACGCTGTCCGTCTTCGCCGAAAGTGCCCCATTGCTTGAAGAGGAACGGCACTCCAGCCGCCTCGCATTGATCGCGCAGGCTGTAGAACCAGCGAGGATCAGCGGCGCGCGCCTTCGCCCCGCTTTCGCCACCGGCAATAATCCAATCGGGCATGAGTTCGGGCGGTATCTCTCCGAGATCGCCTAGCATCGGTTCAACGCTCCAAAAACGAACCGCCGCGGGCAACGCCTTCAATTTCGGCCCGTCACGCAGCATCTCTTCGCGGTTGGCGATCGTCGCCCCGAACCAGACATGGCGTAGGATTCCATGCGGATCCGCGATCTGGTCGACCGGAATACCGATGTCCTCGAGCATCTTGCGAGCGTTGCCGATGCGCTTGGTAAGCACCAGCCAATCGAGTTCCGCCGTGCGATCGATCAACTTGAAGAGGTCCAGCCGCCAGGCCGGGTCTACTTCGTTGTCGAAGACGTCGGCCAGGCTGGCGCAGAAGACGCGCTGTCGACGTTCGTGGATCGCGCCGAAATCATTTGCCTGTCGCGCCCACGTCAACGGCTTTCGCCAGTTCGATTCCGATGTTCGAACGCGCGGCTGGCCCGGTCCCCATTTCGCACGGCCATAGCGCGTGTCCATGAGTTCTTCGGCGTAGCAATTATCGCATGCCAGGCTGATCTTCGAACAGCCGATCCACGGGTTGAAGGTGTGGTCTGTCCACTCGATCTTCGAATTATCGGCCATCAATCGCTCTCCGCTGCATCGCGCACGACGGCGATGATGGTGAATATCCCGGCGAGCAGGATGATGTCGCCGACGGTGAGCCGGATCGGCCAGCCGGGCCTTGTCTCGAGCCACATGAACAGACCGCCGAACAGCACGACGAGCACGACGAAGCACAATAGATCTCGACCCTTCATTTCGCTTCGTCCGCCTCCTTGGTTTCGACAGCATCGATCGCCGCGGCGCGCGCCTCGCGATACGCCTCCGGATCGTTGCGGATATTGCGATAGGTGTCGAAGACGGCATGGTTCAATGCCTTCGGCACCCGGCGCCAGTGAGGCCAGCACATAAGCTGGTTCGGCTTCGCGTGGCGCGTGCAGCCCTTGATCGGGCAGGGTGATCCTATCGCTGTCATTTCGCGTCCTTCTTCGGGTTGGCGCGCTTCACGCGGGCCTTGGCCTTCCGGCTGTGGTTGGGATTGTCGCCCTCGCGAGGAATCGCGCGGACGACGCCGTCGCTATCCTCGATCATGACGAATTTCTCGTAAGGCTTGTCGAGGCCCAGCGGCTCGATCGCCGGGGAGCCGATGGCCGCCCCGATCCGCATCTGGAGCGCCGCGAAAACCGTCAGCAACCGATCCTCGCGCATGTTGACGCTCGCCAGTTCGGCACGCGTCTCGCGGTGGCGCGCGCGCTCGTCCGCGAGCGCGGTCTGCGCGGTCTTCAGCGCGGCCTTCGTCTCGGCCAGTTCGTCGGTTGCCGCGTCTTCCTGGGCGAGCAGCTTGCCGAATTCGCCAACGTCGAGCGGCTTCAGCTTCACGTCCTCGACGGTCTCGCCATGCTGGGGCGTGCGGCCGGAATCATAGGTCTGGAAGAGCGGGAATTGCACACGCTGGAGGAAATCGGCGCTTGGCACCCACACGAAGGCTTCCCCGACGGACAGCTTCGCGAGATCCTTTTCGACGATGGCAGCGTCTTCCGGACTGTGCGCCTGCATCCACTCGCTTAGGGCTTTGCGATCGTGAACCGTCGTCACCTTCATCGCGACGAGCGTTTCAGCCTGGGAGAGCAGGTTCTTGTTCAGAACAGCCGGGCGTTGCGTCAGCATCCACAGGAAGATGCCCTTGCTCCTGCCCTGTCGCGCCAGCCGCTCCATGCGGTGAAGGAGGTTGGCCATGTCGGCGCCGACGCGCTGGGGCGCAAGTTGGTCGGCTTCGTCGACGAACAGCGTGATCGGAGCGAGGTTATGTTCGAAGAACGATTCCGCGAACGCCATCATGAACCGCCGCATGCCCGCAATGCTGAAGCCGGACAGGTCGATGATGAAACTCTCGCTCGACCCGGCCAGGACTTGACCGAGAACGTGCCCGTTGTCGTCCGTGATCGGCACGTCGGCGTGCGTGCCGCCGAAGACGATGACTTTGAAGGGAGAGGGGGACTTGCCGCTCTTCGCCAGCCGCGCGCCCCACCAATCGCCTTTGGGATCGATGACCCCGGCCCGGTGGCCCGCGCGTAGTTTGTGCTCGAGCAGGATCCGGCCGGTGCCGGACTTACCGGCGCCCGTGCGGCCGAGAATGGCGCCGACGTCGTTCAGCGCCCGCTCGGGGATAGGCAGCTTAGGGGGGCGGGCCATCAGACCTTCGACGCCTTGAAATGCAGCCGCGTCGACGCGGGCACCGTCATCGGCGCGCCCGTCCTGGGATTGCGGGTGGTGCTCTCGCGCCGGTGGCGCATGCTGAAGGTGCCGAAGCCCTTCAGGATCAGCATGTCGTCGATCGTCGTAAGCGCGCGGATCTGGCGCAGAACCTCGTCGACGGCAGCTTCAGCAAGAACGCGGTCGCCATCGAACGCCTGTGAGACGCGGTCGACCAGATCGCCTCGATAATTCGACATCAGCCCTCTCCCCCCGTCGCAAAGTCAGCAAGCCGATCCGAAATCAGCCCACGCAGATAGTCGCTCCGTTCCTTGGTGGCGGCCTTCAGCCTGCCTTCCTCGCGCTTGGCGATCGCATTCACCGTGTCCGCGTCAGGCGCCGCGGCAATCTCGTCTTCGGTGGACGTCGACCAGAAGCGCCAGGCTTCTTCGTCTTCCGGCAAATCGACGTCGTCCTGGGCGGCTGGAGCGCTTTTCGCCGCCTTAGCTTTCGGCGCGGCCTTCTTCGCCTCGACCTTGTCTTCCTGATCGATGACTTCGCCGGGATCGTCGCCAAGGTCCATGTCGACGCCTTGGCCGGTGCCTTGCTGGTCGGCGATGGCCTGTCGTGTCGGCCGCGGCTGGTTTTGCGCCGGCGCGGGCAGGCTTTCGTGCTGCGGGTTCATTTCGGGGAAGAGATCTTCGGCTTCGGAGTCGCGGATCACGATGTCGCGATCGCCCAGCGGCAGAGTTTTACGGTGGCGGCGGATTGCCGACTTCTTCGACATCTCGCCCGGCCAGCGCTTCCAGACCTTGTCGGTTTGCGCGGCATCCTTGATCGACGCGAGATCGGCCCCGGTGAGGAATTCGAACGTCTTCGCGCCGCTCTTCAGCGTGGCAACCGAATAGGCGGCGATGATCGCGCCTTTCCCCTCCACGTCGGGCTTGTGATAGATCCCCGCGTTGGTCCCGCGCAGAACCTCGTATTCATCGCCCTCGCGAATGACGTCGGCGAACATCGATATGACTTCGCCGCCGCGGAGCACCTGTTGGATCAGGCCGAATGCCATCGGATAGTATTGCGCCAAGAGAACCTTGCGCTCGTTCTGTGTGTTGCGGCGGAAGGTGGTTTCGTGCGTCACGATCGCGGCCTCGCGCCCATCGATCCGCAAACCATCATAGGCGGCCTTCATGCACGCTTGGAAAATAGACCGGACGTCCGCGTCGAGTAGCTGCGCGTTCTGTGTCAGCGCATTCGTGATGTTGGCACGGAAGCGGTCGAACGGGAGATCGGGCGGGAGCATGTTGACGATGTCGCGCTCGCGCCCGAGCACCATCTTCAGCACTTCCTTCAGATTGGCCTGTCGTGTGGTTTGCAGATTGCTCATTCCGGCTCCTATCGGACCTGGTTGTCGGTTTCGGTGGTGACTTCGATGCCGGCGATCTCCGGCATGTGCTTGGCCATCGACTTCGCCACCTGCACGATCGCTTCGTGGACGGTGGACGAATTGAGGATGAAATCGGGCACCGCGCGCACGTCGACAACGCGGTAGTGCTTGCGCTCGATCTGGCTCACGCGCGCGCCGAGGTCGCCGACGATCTTGCGGCGCTTTGCGGGCTTCAGTGTCGACGGCGGGGGTGGAGGGGGCGCGGGCTTCGCGGCTGGTTGACAATCCGGCTCGTTTTTCGCGTCTGGTTGCGCAGGCGGGTCCGCAACCGGATCCGCGAAGAACCTGTCCTGTTCGGCCTGCTGTTCGGCGATGCGCTGATCTTCGGCATCGGACCATTCCTTCAGCCGCGCGCGAAGGCGCTCGATAGCATCGCGCAACGGCTCGAGAAACTGATCGCATTCGCCCTTCGCGGCGTCGGCAGCGTCCCGGTAGGGCTTCGTCAGCGCGATCCGATCGTTCTCGACGATCTTCTCGAATTCGCCCGCAACCTTGATGATGTCGCCAGCCTGTCCAGCCGTCTCGCGATCGGAGATCTTTTTCGCATCAGCGCGGCCGACGATGTATTCCAGCCGCTCGCGCTTCTCTGTCGTCTGTGCCTCGCGTTGAAGGTCGACAAGGTGCTCGATTGGGCTGGGTGGCTGGTTGCCGCCTACCACAGCGCGGGGGTTCGGTTCGTCGGGGATCATGCTCACAGGCCGACGCTTTCCGGCTCGGGCCAATTCCAGAAGCCTTGCGCGCCCTTCATGGGAATCGGCTCGTCCCACTTCTCGATGTCGAGCATGGGCCAGCCCCAATTCGCGTGCTCGTCGCGATCGCTGTCGTTGACGCGAGGAAGGCCGAATTCTTCGGCGATGTCGAAGCCATTGCGAGGCTCGCCGATGACGGCGGTGCCGAGACCGGCAGAATATGGGAGATCATCTGCGGACGGCAGAAGAGGAAGCGAGGGCCGCCCCGTCAACGTCATGCGCAACGCGCTCTCGAGCACAGTTTCAGCTTGGGCTTGATGCAGACAGCGGCTCGCCCACGCTTCCCCGCCGGCTTTCATATCGTCGAGCAAGTCGCCGATCTCGCGCGCTCGGATTGTCCGCGCCGCGGCGTGGATAACGATGCGCTGGCCGATCATCGATTGGTGGGCGCGCCAGCCGCGAAACTCGTATGGCTTCGCTCCTTCGACGATCAGCGACGCCCATGGTTGCCAGACAGTAAGAGCCTTCATTTCGGATCCTTCAGCGTGAAATAGTGGAAGCCGGCCAAGCCGACGGTGATCGCTCCGTCGATCAACTCGACGGTGTGAAATTCCCACTCCAACTCGACCGTCGGCTGGGCCAGATATTCGCGCGGGAACGGCAGATGCGAGCCGGGTTTCAGGCGCACGCCGACGGCATGGCCCGGCCCAGCCTCGCGCAGCCGCTTCTCCAATTCGCGATCGCGCCATTCGGCCGCGCGCTTGCTGGCTTCGGCTATCATCGGATCGGGCGGTATCGACGCGAGCGCATCGATCCAGCTTTCGCGCGTGATCTGAAGGATGTTCATGGCAGCGAGCACGTCATCGGATCGATGCGCCCTCCAAGTTGCGAATAGGGATCATCCCCGTCGTTCGTCGTCGCCCATTCGGCGCGCTCGAGTCGATACTGCCAATCGACGCGGTCGATCGGGTTCTTCGCGCACGACGGCCAGACGTCCGTCAATCCCTCGATCCAGATGCCGCCGATGCGCAGCGGCCCTTCCTCGAGAAGCTGGAAGCCAACCTGTATCTGCCAGCGATGCGAGCGATCCAACGGCTCGCCGGTTTCGGGATCGTTAGGCGGACCATACCAGACCCGCACCGGCACACTCACACGGCGCGCGCGGTCCAGCCGGATCAGGTAATAGCCTTCTATCAGCGGATCGGCGCCGCCGCGCTCGCGGATATGAGGATCGGGGATCATGGAGCCTCGCTATGGGAGCGGGCGCATCGGGCGCGCGGGGCGGGGGATGCGAGTGCGAACCTGACGGCCCGCTCCTGGTTGGTGGTCTGCCGCATCGCTGCGACGCCGCACCGTATGACGGGCTTTAAGCCGGGGTGCAAGGGAAAATTGTCAACGCCTGTTTACAAGCGCAAGATCGCGCCGTATCAGCGCCAAATGGCAAAGAAGACCATATCCGACATGGAAGTGATTGACCGCATCGGCGCCCCGGCGCTCGCCGAGCACTTCCACACATCCCGTCAGAACATCTACAACTGGCGCGTGCGGGGCATCCCGAAGCACTATCGCAGGGCGATCGTGTTGCTGGGCGAATCGCACGGGCATGACATGGATGATTTCGTCGCCGACGAGGCGGCATAACTGCCCGGCGGCCCGCCGGCGAAACGAGAAGGAAGACCAATGGCGCAAGCAGCGAAGGACGGCAAAGTAGCCGCCGACATGAAGCCGGTCGATTACCGCGGGGCGTTCAAGCGCCTCACGACGATCGATGCGATGAAGGCCAAGCAGCAGAAGGCCGCGAAGGACATCGGTGACGTGTTCTCGGCTTGTGAAGGGATCCACGGCGTCGACAAGGCCGCCGCGAAAATCTTCATGATCCTGCGCAAGCTGGACGACAACGACCGGATCCTGACGTTCCGCGACCTCAACGGCCTGCTCGACGCGTCCGGCCTGCCGAAGACGGGCGCCGATCTGGTCGACCGTGCCGAGGGGAACATCGTCGATTTCCGCCCTGGCAAGGGCAAACCGGAAGTCGAAGACGAGGGTGACGGCACGATCGAAGAGGAAATCGAAGATCTCGAGAACGACGTCGACGGCACCAGCGGCGATGAAGATGATTTCGAGGAAGCGAGCGACGAAGAACTGGCCCAGCAAGCCGGTCGCGCCGAAGCCGCCGCCAAGAACCGCGCCAAGGATGCCATGTCGGGCGGCGAAGAGCCTTACACCGGCGACAATTCGGACCTCGCAGACGACGCCGAATGAAAACTTCGGTCCTCGCCCTTGATCTGGCGACGACGACGGGATGGGCGTGGCACGCTGTCGGCATGCCACGCCCTTTCTTCGGCGCGTTCACGCTGCCCGGCCAGCCGGGCGAAGTCGGCCGTCCCGCGGACGCGCTCGAGCGCTTCCTGCGCGAAATCTACCTGAAGACGAAGAACGCGGGATCGCCGATCACGCATTGGTTCTTCGAAGCCCAGCACATCGACGCGAAGATCAATATCGACACCGTCTACCGCCTGATCGCGCTCGGCGGCGTGGTCGAGAAATTCGCTTTTCAGGTGAAGCCGCGCGATCAGAAGATGGTCTGGTGCTACAAGGTCCACATCTCGACGTGGCGCTCTCATTTCATCGGGCGCGGCTCCGGCTTCAAGCGCGACAAGACGCTGAAGGGGCGGCCCTACCTGCCCGGCGAGGATCCGAAAGAACTGGCCATCCAGCGTTGCGGTGAATTCGGCTGGCACACGGACATCGCCGACGCCGCCGAGGCGTGCGGGATCCTCGACTATGGGATCAGCCAGATTGGCGATGCCATCCATCCGCGCCCGTGGCGCGACGCCCTGTTGATGAAGACCATGGAGCGGAAATGACCGCCAGCCCGAAAGCCGACAATCTCCCCCTGCCGCCGCTGCCCGACGAGCGCTTCGGCGTTATCTCGATCGATCCGCCGTGGCACTTTCGCTCGCGCGCGCCCGTCAGCAATCCGCAATCCGACCGCAACCCCCAGCGCCACTACCCGACGATGGACATCCCCCATCTCGAGAAGCTGCCGATCAAGACGCTCGCGCTGCCGAACGCGTGGATCATGCTGTGGATCACCGGCCCGTTGATGGCGCCCGGCGTCCATAACCGGCTTTTTCGCGCCTGGGGCGTGCGCCCGTCGTCGACGGCCTTCGTCTGGATCAAGACGCTGAAGAACTTCCCTGGCGTCGTCGACATCGAGCCGAGCGCGCTGTTCGAAGGCGATCTCCACATGGGGACCGGGTTCACCACACGCCAGAACGCCGAATATGTCATTCTCGGCCGCATAGGTTCCCCCAGGGTGGCCCGCCGCGACATCCGGCAGATCATCTTCGCCCCCGTCGGCGCGCACAGTCGCAAGCCCGACGAATTTTTCCGGCGTGCCCGCTATTTCGGAAGCGGCCCCTATCTCGATATGTTCGCCGGCGCGGCCCGTCCCGGCTGGACGTCGTTCGGCTGGTCTCACCGCGACGGCGAGCGCGCTGAAATGGCGGTGGCGCGGTGAACGCGAACGATCGCCTCATAAATCCGACCGCGGAAGCCGCTCTTCTCGGCGGCCTGATGCTCGACAACGATCGCATCATCGGCGTCGCCGATCGTGTGAAGCCCGATGACTTTGCCGACGCGCTCAACGGCCGGATCTATTCGGCCATGCTCCGCTTTGCAGCAAAGGGCATGCGCGCCGACGCGGTGACGCTGCGCCCCCTGTTCGCGAGCGATGGTGATTGCCGGTATGGCGACTATCTCGGCGATCTCGTCGAAGCGCCAGCCGTCAAGGGAGCGATCGATGCGCTGGCGGACCAGGTTGCCGATCTCGCGGGGCGGCGCGGTGTGCGCGAAACCCTGCGCGAAGCGCTGAACAGCGTTCATGACGATCTGGACGTTCCGGTCGACGCGATCACCGGCAAGGTGGAGGCGTCCGGCTGGGCCGCCGCGGCGCGCAAGCCTGTCGACGTCATGCTTCATGCTGGCGATCTTGCGCGGCTGGTGCGCGAACGCGCCGAGAAGATCCGAGACAATCCAGACGCCGCCGGCATGCGCAATGCGCTGGTGGAAGAGTGGGACTCGCTGCTGAACCTCGAGCGCGGAACCTACAACATCCTCGCGGGGCGGCCCGGCATGGGTAAGTCGAGCCTCGCTTCATCAGTTGCCTATGGTTACGCGATCAACGGGCATCCCGGTCTCGTCTTCAATCACGAAATGAGCGCCGAGCAGATGGCCATCCGGTCGACCGCCGATCTCGCGCACGCGATGGGCCATCGGATCGAGCACGAAAAGCTGAAGAAGGGCGAACTCGCCGATGGCGGCTGGGGGATCGTCGACCAGGTCGAGCAGCGCGGAAAGCTGCTGCCGATCCGGTTCCTGACGCCCGGCACGGTCGACGTGAAGCGCGTCTACTCGCTCGCTGCGCAACATCGCGCGCTTCTCGCCGCGCAGGGGCGGGAACTGGAATTCGTCGTCGTCGACTATCTCGGCCTGCTGGGCGCGCATTCCGCCGACGGGAAGCCGCTGACGAAAGGCTACGACCGCGTCAGCGCCGTTTCGCGCATGCTGAAGAAACTGGCCGAGGATCTGGATGTCGCCCTGATCGCCCTCGCGCAGCTATCGCGCGGCGTCGAGCAACGCCAGAACAAGCGCCCCATCCTGTCCGATCTGAAGGAGAGCGGGGATCTCGAGCAGGACGCCGACAGCGTCACCTTCATCTACCGCGAGGAATACTATCTCGAGCAGGAGCGCCCCAAGCCCGGCGACAAGACGCCGGACAAGCGCGACGCCTTCGAAGAATGGGAAACCGAAATGTTCGCAGCCAGGAACAAGCTGGACCTGATCTGCGCGAAGAACAGGCATGGCCGCGTCGGCACGCGCACGGCCCGCTTCTACCCCGAATACTCCGCGTGCCGATCGGGCGATTACAACGCCTTCGACGACACAGCAGACCCGCTACTTTTCTGACGAGAGACCACCAACCATGGCATTCGAAATCACAACGCGCGTAAGCTGTCGCACCGCGGCCGATTACGACAAAATGGTCAAGCCGATCCGCGAACAGCACGAAGGATCCGGCCGCAACCTGAAGTGGACGCTGATGGCGCTGGCGGACTTTTCGAACGGCGAAGGCTTTGCATGGCCGAGCGTGAAGTCGATCGAGAACTGGACCGGCCTGTCGACGCGCTCCGTCCAGCGAGCGCTGAAGCAAGCGCAGGTGCTCGGTCTGGTCCGCGTGAGGCGCCGGACGGACGCGTCATCGCAGTATCTCTTCAACCTCGAGAAGCTGCCCTACGTTGAGCGCCCAGCCGCTCCCAAGCAACGCGGCCCGCACCAGGAATACGAGGATTGGGAAGAGCCGGATCTGTTCGAAGAGCACCCTGGCACCCCCGCCACGGTGGCACATCACCCCCGCCAGGGTGGCACCCCCCCGGTGCCAGGGACGACGCTACCCGGTGCCACGGTGGCACCCTATCCTATCATAGAACCATCAGATGAACCTGTCAGTGAACCGTCAGGCGCGATCGCGCCCGTCGACGGCGATCCACCGCTTCCGGTTTTCATCAAGCAGGAGTGGGACAAGCTGAAGACCGACTATCCCAACATGGGAGGCTGTCGACAGGTAACGGAATCGATGGTCCGGTTGGTGCGCGAGCGGGCGAAGGAGCACGCGCAGACCGGCGAGAGCCTTCACGACGTCTGGCGCGTCGTCTTCCAGAAGATCAGGGAATCGGCGTTCCTCACGGGCCGCGCCAAGCCGGGCAAGGGGTATTCCAAGCCCTATCGTCTCACCCTCACTCGGCTGCTGAAGCCGCACATTTTTCGCGAGGTAATCAATGACGGATATTCAGGCGACGCCGCAGAAGGCGATTACGATCCGACAACCGGAGAAGTCCTGGGGCCAGCCGCAGCGGCTACGCGTGGCACACGCGAACGCTTCCGCCATGCTCGCCAACGGGCAGGACGAAGCGGAGATCCGCGCCAAGATGGACATCCCGGCTGACGTCCTCGCCGCCGCCGAAGAGGGCTGGTGGAACGAGGCGAAGCCGCTCGCGGAAGCCGACGACGAAGCCGTCGACAGGCTGATCGAGCAGGACATCGGCGGCTTCATCGCGCTCACCATGGCGCGCGTCGATCCGGCCGCGCGCCGCGAATTCAGCGACCAAGTGCTCGTCGAATTGGCGGAAGTCCCCTATACGCTCGTTGTCGAAGCGTTGGCACAGGCGCGCCGCAAGGTGAGTTTCCCCGAGCGGCTGGTGCCCTTCATCTTCGATTTCGTCGAGGCGCGCGCGGAGAAGCTGCGCGTCGAAGGGGACCGGCTGGAAAGGCTCGCAAGGATCGCGCGTGGCGGACAAGACTGACAGCAAACGCCTCGTCGACCTGGAGGCCGCCCTAAAGGCGCTCGGCAGGAAGAAGGCGCCGCTGATCTCGCTGGACGAATGCGCGGCCCTATGGGGCGTGACGAAGCCACGATTCGTCACGAAGCGGAAGGAGATGGCCGGCTTCCCCGACATGGCCGAGCGCGACGGGAACGCCCATCTCTACCCGGCGCGCGAAGCGCTGAAGGCGATGATCTCGTTTATTCAGCGCCACCAGACCGCCAACGCGGCGAAGACGAAGCGGCTGGGGCAACTGATCGGCACGGACCAGATGTCCGAACAGATGGTCGGCAATTTCTCGATCGCCGAACTGGCGAAGGCCAACCAGCTTGCCGCGGAAATCGAGCAGCGGATGCGCGACCAGGGGCTTTACGTCCGCGTCGACGAACTCCAGCGCGTCGTCGGCATGGTCTTCTCCGAAGTGTCCGAGACGCTTTCGAACCTGTCCAATCTCGTCGATCCGCACGGGCGCCTCGAGCCGGAAACGCGCACCCTTATCGACACCAACGCTCATGAATTGCTATTGCGCACGCACAAGAACCTGAAGGGCATGCTTTCTCCCGATGCTGTCGACACTGGAAATCGAAAACCGGCTCGAAAGCCTCGCAAGGCACCAGCACGACGGAAACGCAGCGGAAGCGGTTCTCGCAAGGCTTGATTCCCTACTCCCAGCACGCGCGATCTCGATCAACGAATTCGCCCGCACCAAGCGCCTGATGGTCAATCCAGGCGGCGAACCTTTCCCCTACGATCCGGCGCTGACGCCCTACGCGGACGGCATCAACGACGCCTGCGATCATCCCGACGTCAACGTCATCGGCGTAAAGGGCAACACGCGCTCGGCGAAGACCGTCAGCGCCGAGAACATGGTTCTGCGCGATTGGACGTATGGACCGCTGAAGGGCGTCTTGTGGCTGATGCAGGACGAAGACAGCCTCAACGACTATCTCGACGAGCGCGGCGAGCAGATGCTTATGCTCCACGACGAGGTTCGCGAGCGCATCGATTGGAAGGACAGCCGGAACAAGGCGCGCGCCCGCAAGCGTATCGGCCGCGCCCTCGCCCTGTGGCGCGTCGCCACCATGCGGGCGCTTCGCGCCAAGTCCGCCCCGGTCATCGTCGCCGACGAGATCGACGCCTACGTCAAGAAGGTCCGCGACGCGATCATGACGCTGGTGACGTCGCGCCAGGATGAATACGGCTCGGCCGCCAAAGCCTACCTTTGCTCGCACCCCGACGCCGGGCCGGACGGCGGCATCGATCTGATCCTGAAGGATTGCCTGCTGCATCTCTGGTTCGCGCGTTGTCCCGAATGCGGGCACGCCGCTTCGCCAGCCGTGGAAGCCGAAGACCAGGACAGGCCGCGGTGGAAGTGGAACCTGCCGGATCTGATGGGCCTTGCCGAAGAGATGGAGCGTGTCGCTTTCCTCGACCATGTCGCCAAGGCCGTGCGGCTGGTCTGTCCGAACCCCGAATGCCGCGAAGAATTCGGGCACAATCGCCGCCTCGAGATCATGAACGCCGGCCGGTGGCTCCAGCCGCACCAGGAATGGTTGCCGAACGGCACGATCAAGGGCGAGGCGCGCGTCGCCGCGCAGATGGGTTTCGTCATCCACGCCTTCATGGCGCCGTTCGTGAAATTCAACGAGACTGCGCGCGATTGGGCCGCCGCCAAGCTGACGCTGGACGCGACGGGCGTCGAGACGCACTTTCGCGAAGTCGTGGTCAAGAAGCTGGGCGAGACGCCGCGCTCGACGAAGGCGGAAGAGCAGATCGATCCGCCGCGGATCGTCGAAACGCGCCTCGCGTCCGGCTATCCCATGAAGTCCGTCCCCGCCGGCGTCATGTTCCTGACCGCCTTCGTCGACGTCCAGGGCGATCGCTTCGAAGTCGTCGTCATCGGCTGGAGCCTCAATCGCGAAAGCTGGCTGATCGATCGCTACTCGATCAAGCAATGGCCGGCATTCGGCACGCATACCGCCTTCGAGGACATCGATCCGGCGATGCGGTTGGACGATTGGGACGTCATCGAAGAGGCGGTGATCGCCTCCAGCTACCCGCTGCAATCGAACCCCCAGCGCAAGGAAGCGGGGATGGACGAACTGTTCATGCCGATCGCAAAGACGGTGGTGAACAACTCGGGCCAGCCGGGCGTGACGAACAACGGCCGCAAATGGTTGTCGAAGCTGCTGACGCGTCAGGAAGGCCGCCTCGTCCAGCCGTATCAGGTGATGCTGATGCAAGGCTCCGACAAGGGCGAGACCTATGGCAAGTCGAAGCTGGTCGAACTGGACGATTTCGGCAAGAAATGGCTCCCTGTCTACGAGCGCTACCCCAACGTCAGCGAGGTCAAGAAGATCATCGCGGCGCGCATGAAGATCGAGGAACCGGGGCCGGGCCGCATGCACATCCCCGTGCTCCCGCCTGTCGACAGCAATATCGATCGCCGCGCCTTCCAGAAGATGATGACGCTCTACGTCTACGAACTGACGGCCGAGCGCTACACGAACGGGGAATGGGTGAAGCACCGCGTCCGGAACGAGACGTGGGACGGCTATGTCGCTTGCGAGGTTGCGCGCGAGGCGCTGAAGGCCGACAATCCGAAGCATTGGGAAGGCCAGCTTCCCGAATGGGCGACGCCTAAAGCACGGGGACAGGGACTTGGCGATGTGTTACGAGCGCCGACAGACGTCTTCGATCGGCTGGCACAGATCAATGCCGACACGAACTAGGGAGCGATCATGCGGCCGTATGCAGACCTAACCGACGAGCAGCTTGTCGCCGAGATCGCCGAGTATCGCGCTGCGATCAAGAAGGCGGCGATCGGCGGTGGCGTGGGCGTCGTCGCCGGCGAGGGGCGCCGGATCGAATACACGGCCGGCAATGTCGGCGAAGCGCGTCGTGAACTGCGCGAACTCTACACCGAAGCGACCGAGCGCGGCTTGCCCGTCGGCGACGGCGGTGGCGCGATCCCCGTGGAGATTGGATGATGGCCGAACTCGATCTCGCGCTCCCTTCGCAGGAAACGCTGGCCGCCAGCATGGGCGGACGCGTCTTCCGGAACATGGAATCGTTCCCCGGCCAGGTCTTCTCCACCCCGCCCCTGATGTCGGCGGCCAAGGAAGGCCGCATGGCGCGCCGCGACATCGTCCGCTCGGCGCGCGATGTCGAGCGCTACAGCGAGCACATTCGGGGCGGCCTCGATCGCAAGGCGGACATGGTTGTCGGGCCGCGGCTGATGGTCCGCGCCACGCCGTCGTTCGACGTGCTTGGCATCACCGATCCCGAAGAACAGACGCGCATCCGCAAGGTATTCGAGCGTGAATTCAAGAATTGGGCCTACGACACCCGCCTTCTGCAAGACGCCGAAGGGCATTACGACTTTGGCGGGCTGGCATGGATGCTCTTTCGCCAGATCTCGGGACCGGACGGTGAGTGCGCCGGCGTAATCCATTACGACGAAGATCGCGCGAAAGCCTACCGCCACCGCTGGGCCACCTTCGTCGAAGTCTACGATCCGGATCGCATCGAGACGCCGAGCAACAAGGTCGACAATCCCAACGTCCGCGACGGTTTCATCTTCGATCGCTGGGGGCGCCGTGTCGGCACCTTCGTCCGCAAGAAGCACCCGTCCGAAACGCTGACGAACCCGTCGGACATGGATTTCGAGATGGTTCCGCGCGAGACCGATACCGGCCGGCCGGTCGGCTTCAACTGGTTCGTGAAGACGCGCGCCGGCCAGATCCGCGGCGTGTCGACGCTGGTGACGATCCTGAAGCAAGCGGGCATGCTCGACAAATTCGACGACGCCTATCTCGGCGCGGCCACGATCAACCAGGTGCTCGCCACATACATCCAATCGGAAGGCTCTACGCGGTCGGTTGCGCAGAACCTCAACGCCCCGCTGCCCGATGCGATTACCGATAGCTGGGGCTTGTTCGAAAAGAAGCTGGGCTACTACAACGGCGTCAAGATGCGCGTCGGCGGCTCGCGCATTCCGGTTATGCCGCCCGGCGATCAGATCAAAATGAGTGCCGTGAACCGCGCCATTCAGGATCCTTCGGTCTTCCGCAACGGCTTCCTGCGCGGTTTCGCTTCGAGCGTCGGCATCAGCTTCGAACAGATCGCGAAGAATTTCTCCGACGCGAACTATTCGGCCGCGCGCGCTGCGTTGCTCGACATCTGGCAGGGCATCATGCGCCTGCGCTTCTGGTTCGGGCAGCATGTCCTGTCGCTGATCTACGGCGCCGTCATTGAAGAGGCGTGGAAGAAGGGTCGGCTGGAATTGCCGGCGGGCGTGCCTGATTTCGACGAGTATCGCGCAGCGTGGACCGCGTGTCTGTGGACCGGCCCCGGCTTCCCGCAGATCGATCCGGAGAAGGAAGCGAAGGCGTCCAAGATGTTGCTCGAGGCGCGCATCGAAAGCCGCGAAGAGATCATCGCCCAGCGCGGCCGCGACATCGAAGACGTGTTCGACGAGATCCAGAACGAACGCGCGATGGCCGAAGAGCGAGATTTCATCCTCGACCCGCTGGCGCCTGGCACACCCGGCGCCGAAGAGGACGAAGGCACGATCGATCCCGACGAGGGCACGAACAAGAACAACAGCCCATCCCAGCCGCAGCAACAGCGCGACGGCGACGGGGATGGCATTGTCGACGAGGACGATACCAACGCCTTCGTCACACTACCGGGAGCATAGACATGGCCTCGCAACACCTACCCTTCGTCATGGGCGAAGTCTTCAACCGCCCGCATCTCGTCAGCGAGGCGCACGCGGCTATGGTTGCCGCCGTCCTGGCTGGGAAGATGGACATCCGATCGCTGTCGACGGAATTCGAAACGATCGACGCGCGCGGGATGGAAGATCTCGCCGAACTCGGCCGGCTGGAAGCGCGCGCGAAGAAATCGAAGATTTCGAGCCATTCGGGCGTCGCGAAGCATCGCGGCGATTGCCTGCCATACGAACTCACCGAAAGCGGAATCGCGGTCCTGCCGGTGCAGGGCACGCTTCGGCGGTCCTGGGGCGTCGGGCCATATTCGGGCGCAACGGGCTATGACGGCCTGTGGACCCAGCTTCTCCATGCGAGCGAGAACGATGCGGTGCGCGCGATCTGGATGCCGCACAATTCGGGCGGCGGCACCGTCGACGGCCTGTTCGACCTCGCCGACGCGATCTATTCGAACAGCGCGCGCTTCGGGGGTAAGCCGATATGGGCGATGGCCGCCGATAGCGCCCTGTCCGCCAGCTACGCGCTCGCCGCGGCCGCGGACAAGGTGTTCGTGCCCCAGCTTGGCATGGTCGGCTCGATCGGCGCTGTTATCATCCACGCCGAAGTCAGCCGCGCGCTCGAGGAAGAGGGCGTCGCCGTGAACATCTTCCGCTCGAAATCGCGCAAGATGCGAGGCAATTCGCTCGAGCCTCTGGATGACGAGATGATCGACAAATTCCAGGCTCTCGTCGACGAGGTTGACGAAGTTTTCGTGGACCGTGTTGCGCGGTATCGCAACATCTCAAAAAAATCGGTTCACGAAACGAACGCGGACGTCTATACGGGCGGTCGAGCCTTGGCCACCGGCTTAGTCAGTGACGTTCTCTCCGAGCCGGAGGCTTGGATGAAACTGGAGCGTAAGATCGCTCGAATGTAAGGGGCCAGGTTGCCATGAAGTTTTCGCTAATGTCCCGCGCCGCCGTCGCCGCACTTGCTGCCGGTAGCGCCGCTGCCGCCGACGACAGCAACGATGCCGACGCCGGTCCCGAGCCGGGCAAAGGTGGCTCGGACGCCTCCCCTCCTTCGAACGATGCGCCTGCCGACACCGGCGCCGACAAGACGTCCGACAAGGGCGATGCCGGCGATGACAAGGGCGCGGACGCCAAGGGCGGCGATGTCCAGCAGGTTGTCGCCGCGAGCGACGTTACCGCGCTGATGTCCGAAGCCGAGGCGAAGGGCTTCGCCGCCGCCAACGCGCGCATGTCGACAGTCATGGCGAGCGAGGAAGGCAAGGCCAACCCGTCGACGGCGGCATTCCTGCTCGCCAACAGCCATGCGAACGCGGAGGCGATCATCGCGCAGATGAAGAGCAATCCGGCCCCGGCGGCGTCCGGTTCCACCGAGCCGATCGCCAACACCAATGTCGATCTCGGCAAGGGCGTCGATCCGAAGGCGCTGGCCGACGAAGGTCCGGACAAGAAGGCTGTCGACGATAGCTGGGATGAAGCGCTGGCCGATCGCGCCGCCGCCAACGCCCCGATCATTCCGGCCGCCCACGCTGGCAACGGCGAGGGCCATGTAACCACCCGTGCGCTTCCGCGCACCGGAAACTGAAGGAGTAGCGCGTCATGCCCGGCGTTCTGAAGACGATGGATTACGATGGCCGCGGTCGCGGTCACTATCGTATCGGTGGCCACACCGGCGAGAACATCACCACCGAAGAAATCGTCATCAAGGCGAATGCCGGCGCGATGAAGGCTGGCACCGTTCTCGGCAAGGTGACGGCAACCGGCCAGTATGCGGGTTTCAATCCCGCGGCCGCCGACGGCACGGGAGACCCCGACGAGGCGGTCATCCTCTACGCCGATGTCGCCAACAGCGCCGCCGTTCAGAAGTCTGTCGCGGATGTCCGCGACCAGGCGGTGAACGGTAACGCCCTCACCTGGCCGAACGCCGCGAACGCCGCCCAAAAGGCTGCGGTCGAAGCGTCGATGGCCGTGCGGAGCCTGATGGTCCGCTACTAACCCTTTGGATGGGCGCGCGGGGCGGGGGCTTCGGCGTCGACAGGAGCGAGTGCAATGGAACTGACCCTCGACATCTTCAAGAACGACGCCTTCAGCGTCACCAGCTTGCAGCGCGTCGTCGACAAATCGCCGTATGTGCCCCAGGCGCTCGGCATGGCTCGGATGTTCGATCCCAAGCCGATCGAGACCGAGGAAGTGCTTCTCTACGAGAAGGATGGCGGCTTCGCGCTGATCCCGGCAACCGAGCGCGGTTCGCCCTGGGTCCAGCAGATCCGCCGTCAGGGCCGCCTGCGCGCCCTGTCGACCCTCGCGCTGCGCAAGCAGGACACCCTTCGCGCCGGCGAACTGATGGGCGTGGCGAGCACGGCGCTCCCCGAGACGATCCGCCTGCGCAATGCACAGCAGATCACCGTCGAGCGCACCGAGCAACTGAAGACGGATCTCGAGGCCACCAAGGAACTGCACCGTCTCGGCGCGCTCCAGGGCAAGGTTCTCGACGCCGACGGAAGCACCGTTCTGGTCGACTATTTCGCCGAGTATGGCATCTCCACCCCGGCGACGATCAACTTCAACTTCGCGGGCATCGCGGAAGGAGCGCTCGCGCTCTACATCCAAAAGAACATCGCCGATCCGATCATCGATGTGCTGAAGGCGAACGGCCGCTGGACCCCGAATGTCCGCATCGGCGGCCTTGTCGGCGACGAATTCTGGTATTCGCTGATTACCCACGTCGACGTCCGCAAGCGCTGGGAAGCGATCGAGCAGGCCCGCGCCGTGGCGCTGGCGGCCAACCCGCTTCTCAACCTGCCGACTTACGACGAGATCCGTATCGGCAACGTCACCTTCATGCACTACCAGGGCAGCAGCGGTGGCGAGATCGACGTCGCCGTCAACGACGCGCACTTCTTCCCGATCGGGGCGAAGGACGTGTTCAACGTCTATTGGGCGCCGGGTGAAACGCTTCTCGACATCACCCAGCCGGGCCGGCCGGAATATCTCTACATTCAGCCGGACGTGCGCGACCAGATGCCGTCGTTCGTCGACTTCTTCGTCGCGGCATACCCGCTCTATGCCTGTATCTTCCCGCTCGCGCTCCTGAAGGGCACGAAGACCGGGTAATCAGAAGGGAACTGACTGATGTCCTACAAACTCGTCACCGCCATCGCGCTCGGCACCGTCGCCACGTCGATCGGTATCATGCACTTCGATCCCGATCGCGAGGACGAGGATGGCCGTTACCAGCGCCGGATCCTGCCCGACGCCGACGCCGTCAAGGCCGAGAAGAAGGGCTTGGTCGAGATCGAGGGCGATGCGACCGAGGCGGAATTCAAGGCGCAGCAGTCCGGCGTGGCCGTGTCCGCTCGCCCGGCCGAGGTTGGCGCGGAACGCCTTCAGGAGATGGAGGAATCGCCCCGCGGCGATGCGGCCGGCGCTACTCCGGCAACGGCGACGCTTCGCAACTTCCCTGCCGGCCAGGGCCGGATGGACACGCTGGCCGATCCGGATGCGGCGCCGGTCGAGGGCGACGAAACCGTGCCCGGCTCCACCGAACCGAAGGTGCTCCAGCAGAGCATCCCGAAGCTGAAGGTTGCGCTGGCCGACATGACCGATGTCGCCGAACTCCAGCAGCTTCGCGAGGACGAGGAAGCACACCAGAACCGCGATGGCGCCAAGGATGCCATTAACGACCGGCTGGGCGAACTCTCCAACACCTGATCGTCACGAATGCCTACGGGCGGCCCTTTTGCTAGGAGGCCAGATTGTCGGATTGGGATGAAGCGTCGGCAGCGATGGACGAGGGTGTCGACGCGCGCCTCTCGGACACCGTTGCCTATTCGACGGACGAGGGCGCGACTTTCACCAACATCGCGGCCTATGTCCTTCCCTTCGCCGAGGGGCTGGGGCTGAACGAGATCGATCCGGCGTTAGGATCCCGCTGGCGGATCAAGGTGGCCAAGAGCATCGTCGACGAGCCGAAGCGCACGCACCGGCTGAAGCATCACAAGCTGGGCGCCAACACGGTCTGGCGGCCGGCAGGGGATGACCCTGACGAACAGGGCCGTTACTGGATCTTCGACATCCAGAAGGTCGGAGCGTAACGCATGCCTGTCCCCCTGCCACCAGAGACCAGGATCCTCGAGGCGATGAAAGCGATCGCCGAAGCCGAGGATCTGCACCTGATCTTCCAGCTTTCGGACAATCCGCTGACGGTGCGGCACTATCGCCACCGCAATACCGGCAAGACGGAGCGGCCCGGCCTCGCGCTGCGCTACGTCCAGAGCGAAATCGACAACGAGCGCGGCCCGATGCACACATCGAGCGAGCAATGCTGGGCGTTGAACGTCGACATCGTCATCGATCTGCCGCTGTTGGCCGAGCGCGATCACAATGTTCCGGCCGGCGAAGACAATGATGCGACCGGCTGGGATAGGCTTCTCGGCGTCGGGCACTACATGGCTGGCCGCTATTGCCGGATGGACTCGCCGCTGCGCCAGATCGTCGACGACGTGCTCTATGGCGACGTGGATCCGGACGAGGATTCGCAGCCCGACGAAGGGCGATTGGCCAGCAGCGTAATTGTGCTATACCGCACTCTCTTCGATGACCCACTTACCTTGCTAGGACCGGAAGGAAACGCATCATGAGCGGCAAGATCAAGGTCGAAGCAACCAGCACCGATCGCTCGGACAAGGAAGTCGCCCGCGCGGCCCCTGTCAGCCTTCCCGCTGGCAGCTACGACGTGTCCGAACTGTCGAAAAAGCTGGACGACAGCGCGCTCGCCAAGAACGACGAAAAGCGCGATGCAATGCGCGCCGACATCGTCGACAAGGCGAACGAGACGCCCCGGCCCGATGCCACCCTGGGCGTGCCGCCCGGCTACAAGCGCGAGAAGGTCGAGGACAAGAGCCTCGCCGTCGAGGAAGACCGCGTCGTCTTCGACACCGCCCAGCGCGAGGAAGCCGAAGCCGCGCAGGAAGACTACCAGCCGCCCATCGATCCGGCCAAGGCCGACGATGCGCCCGCGAAGAAGGGGGAATAATCAGTCATGGCCTGGAACCACAAATCTCGCGTCGTAGCGCTTGCGATCGCGATCCAGCCCGTCGCCGGCGTCTTCACCGCGCCCTCGGCGGCCGACATCGTTCCGGTCTCGCCGCCGACGAACTCCGAGGACATCATCTCCACGGAAGATCCCACGGCGACCGGCTCCGTTCACACCGCGCCGCGGATCTATCTCGGCAAGACGGCGACGATCACCGCGACCGCACCGCTGCGCGGGCCGGGCGGTGCCGCTCCCTTCGCCGCGAACGCGTGGCCGCTCGGCCGGGTGCTTCAGGCGGCAGGCTTTGCCGAAGTGCGCAGCCAGGCCGCGATCGCAGGTGTGCTTCAGGCAGGCTCGAGCACGACTGCGCTGACGCTTGCCGCGGCGGCGAGCGCGGTCGACGATTTCTATGTCGGCTTCCCGATCCAGCATGCCGACATCGGCGTCGGCGCGGTGAAGGGCACGTCCCTGATCCAAGACTACAACGGCACGTCGAAGGCGGCGGACATCGCCGAGACCCTTGGCGGCGCTCCCGCGGCTGGCTCGAATTACACGATCCCGCCGTGCGTCGTGTATCAGCTTGGCACACTGTCGACGGCCCCGCCGCTCCTGTCGGTTCGCATCTGGCGCGACAAGAAGCGCTACGACTATCGCGATGTCCGCGTGTCGCAGCTTACCTTCGACATGCCCGTGTCGAACGAGCAGAACCAGGTCTTCCCGTCCGTCGAATTCAGCCTGAAAGGGCTGGTCGAGGCGGTGGCGGATGACGTTTCGCCGGCGCTGACGCCCGAGCAGCTTACGACGATCGCTCCCTACCGGAACGGCAAATTCACGCTGGACCGTGTCGCGCTGGGCCACCAGAGCACGCGCTTCCAATTCGGCGCGGACGTTGCCGGCGCGAGCAATGCGGCCGCGGCGAACGGCCAGGACGGTTACGAGATCATGTCGGCGACGCGCACGCTCGACATGGACATCAATCAGATGGCCGTGGCCGACTTCGACATCGAGACGCGCGTCAACAACCAGACGACGCTGTCGCAGATGTCGGTGTGGGGGCAGGGTGCGGGCAACCGCTTCGGCTTCCTGGCGCCCGCGATCGCGCTCAATCCGCTCAACAACCCCGGCGATCGCAACGGGTTTGTGAACCTCACTGGCAATGCGGCCTTCGTCAATGTAGACAAGTCCGCGACGCTCGCGATCTGGTGGGATTGATCCTGATCCTCCGGTTGGCGGCGTCGTTGCCACCAACCGGAGGATTACATGCGAGACCAACACATCCCCACCACCAAGGCGCCCCTCGCCTTCACCCCGCCTTCACTTCTGCCGATCAACGACGCCGACGATTCGCCGGCGACGCCTACGGGCGACGAGCCGGTCTTCCAGGTCCAGCCCGTCACCGAAGCTGAATTCGACCGGCTGGGCTACGAACTCTTCCGCCACAACATCGTCCCGCCGTCGAACGACACGTTCCGCGCGGCCATGATCGACGAGACTTTCGAGATCTACGGCGAGGAAGCGGGCGAGCCGAAGGCCGATCTTCTCGACAATTACTGGCAGGCCGAAGACGTCCATCGCGAGCAGATGGCCGAATGGCACGAACAGGAGCGTCAACGGCTGGCCGACGAAGCGGCCGGCGCGCCCAAGCGCAAGCCCGCGCCCCTGCCGTCCCGCATGCTCGGCGTGCGCGAACGCAACCGGGCCTTGCTGTTCGCCGAAGAACTGAAGGGCAAGAGCCGCAAGCTGCGCGACATGACCGTCGAGATGCAGACCTATGAGCCGAAACAGCGCGCCGGGATCACCCGTCTCGTTCTTCTCGGCTGGAGCAATCTGTCGACGCCCTTCGTGCGTGAAGACGACATCGTGCCCGAGGCGACCTATGACGCGCTGCGCAGCGAGATCGGCAAGACGGCCATGCGCGAACTCGAGACGTTCTGCATCAGCATGGGCGCGTTGACGGGGACCGAGCGGGGAAACTCCGAATCGCCGCCCGAGACCGAGCCGAGCCAAGAGCCTTCGCCCGAACCGAGCGGCGCATCGGAGAGCAGCGATGGATCTTCGACGTCAGGGGAGGAAACCACCCCCTCGACATCGAATTCCACACCAGCCCCCGAAACCGCATCCGCCGATGGCACCGCCACACCGTCGACCTCTACTTCGCCCTCAACTGGCGAAACCGTGAGCACCGGCGATACCCAGGCGGAAGCCTCGTCGACACCCCCCTCCGGCTGATCCAGGCGCTCGACGTCATCGACGCCTATTTCGATGAACAACACAGGGAATAGATGTCGAGGATCAACTTCACGGTAAAGACGCCGGACGTTCGGGCCATTCGCCAGGACGTCCGGCAGATCGAGCGCGAGAACCATCGCGCGGCGCTCGAGGTTACGGATCTCGCGTCGAAGAAGGCCCAGCGCCACATACAGGCCAAGATGCGCAGCGTCGGGCTGGGGCGGCTGGGGAACGCCGTCGGGCAGACGTCGGCGAAACGCAAGCGGCAGACGGAGGAAGGCCGCAATCCCTACGGCGTGATCTATGCCCGCGGCGGTGACGACAGCCTCGCCGGCGGTGCGCTCGAGGCGTATTCGCAAGGGGCGGTTATCCGGCCGAAGAACGGCGCCTGGTTGGCCGTGCCGACGAAGGCGGCCCCCCGCTTCGTCCGCGTCGGCGGGAAGCGTCGACGGCTGACGCCGGAATTGTGGGCGAAGGCAGGGCTGAACTCGCGCATCGGCAAGCTGCAATTCCGCCAGATCCGGTCGAACCTTGCGCTGTTGGTGGTGAAGAAGGTCTCGCTGTCGGCGAAGACCGGGCGGGCGAAGGCGCTGGGGGCATCGGGCCGGACGCGCACTCGAGTCGTGCCGAAGGGCGATACTGTCGTCTTCGTCCTCATAAAGCAGACACGCCGGGCGAAGCGCTTCGACAAGGATCAGATCATCGCCTTCTACGCGGATCGCATGCCCGATTATCTTCGTCGCACGATCGCAGGGTATAACCGGGCCGGGTAATAGGCTAAGCACAGCGTCGACCACCAGCCGGCGAGCGCATCGGAGGATCCTATGCGCGGAAGCCGCACATTCACGACGTTCATGAACATCGAACCGGGTGCGGGCAACGAACGCGCCCTGTCCCGGTTCGAAGAACAGGCCAACCAGAGCCTTCGTCGGGTTGCGGCAACCGCGCAGAAGGCGGGTGCGCTGACGTCGGGCATGGTCCCCGGCACCGGCTCTCCTGGCCAGATCCAGAATGTCGCCGCGGCCGAACGGGCGCGCGCCACCGCACTCCAGCGCACCGCGCGCGCCGCCCGCGAAGCTGACGCCGCCACGCGCCGCGGCGCTTCCGGTATGGAGCGCACCAGCAATGCCGCGCGCGCAGCGGCGCGTGAGACCAGCCGTCTCGAGCGCAGCTTGCGGCTGGCATCGGTTGCCGCGAACGTCGCCCAGGGACCGCTTGGCCCGATCGCTGGCCGTCTGTCCGCGATGGCGGTGGCGGTGCGCGAACTCACCGGCTTGCGGCTGGGGTTCGTCGGCGTCGGCGCGGCCGTCGCCGGTTTCGTGCGGCTGGCGTCGACGACACAGGATCTCGTCGCCCGGCTTCGCCCGCTCTACGAGACGCAAAGCCAGGTCAACGCCGCCTTCAAGGATGCGCAGGGCATCGCCGATCGCGCGCGCGTCGGCCTCGAGCCTGTCATCGATCTCTACGCCCGGCTGACGCTGGCAGGGAAGGACGTCGGGCTGACGCAAGGGCGCATTTCGCGCCTCACTGAACTTGCGTCGAAGGCGGCCAAGCTGTCGGGCGGCACCGCCGTCAGTCAGGAAGCCGGCCTCTATCAGTTTGCGCAGGGCATCGGCTCCAACACCCTCCAGGGCGACGAACTGCGCTCCGTCCGTGAAAACACGCTCCGGCTGGCGAAAGCGATCGCCGACGGTCTCGGCGTCCCGATCGGCGAACTGAAGCGGCTCGGCAAGGAAGGCAAACTCACCGCCGTCGTCATCGAAGAGGCGCTGGCGAAGAGCGCCGAACAGATCGAAGCCGAATACGAGCGTCTGCCCGTC